AGAGCAGATGTTCCTGCGCCTGGAGCTGTAAGTGTGACTGGTAAGGCTTCGCCAAACGTGAGTTGGCCCCACGTCCCTCGACCCCAACCGTTTATATTAGCCATTTAAGGCTAGGCGATTCTTATAATCGCTGTAGAAGCTGCTGCCGCTGGGAATACAATAGTAAAGTCGCCTGCTGTAGAAGTTTTATCTCCACCAAAGTCGATTGCTGCAACTGATTTATCACCATTTGTATCGTTATAAATCATACAACCTCTAGCTGTAACCGTAGCTGTACCAAAAGTTAAATCTGCAAAATCTGTAAACCCAGTAGTACCAGCGCTGGTAGGTTGGACTTTTGTTAAAGCTGCTCCACCAGATGTGTAATTGGTTCCAGTTGCTTGACCTGTAGTAGTAAAAGCTGTGGTAGCTGCGCCTAATGTGGCTGAACTTGTGTATAACGCTAGTTTAAAAGCATTTCCGTTAGTAGCAAAATTATGTGTTGCTTCTAGCAGTTCTTTTTTAAAACTGGTTGTAAGTGTTGATGTAATTGCCATTTTAAATACCTTTGATTATTTTAGCTAAATCTTGAGCATCTCCTTGAGCCAGTTCTTGAATCAAAGATGCTTTATAAGATTTTATAGCATTTTTGATATATATCAAACAAACTTTATAAATTAAATCTTCGTAGGCTCTTGCTTGATCTTTTATATGTTGCTCATTATCATCTGAATAGCCAACAATTTTTTGGGTTAATTGTTTGGCCCAAAACTCTGGAGGGTGTCCCCCATAATTTGTAGTTGCTATTTCTACAACCCCAAGTTCAGGTAATCCGCTAGGCGTTAGTTTATCTACCATTTTTTAGGCTCTGGAGTTTTAAGATGCCCATCGTTCCTATCTATTAATACAGGCTCTGGGTCTTTTTGTTCTTCTTGAGGTAATTCACTAACATTTACAGCTAACATAGTCCCTTGGCCATCAGACAAGACAACTTTAGGATCGTCTAAACGATGGTATCCATATAATTTTTCTTCAGCAGGAACGTCTGTATCTAGCAATCCGCTAGTTTTTGCTACTTCAATCTTGGTTCCCATTACCATTCCTTTTGAAAGCCAAAATTCAACGCAAGCTCTGCCAGATTCTGCAAAATGCAAGTTTCCTTTGTAACTAAAGTCTATCCCAAACATTTTTATTGTCCCTACTTCGTTCCACAAAGCAAAAGCAATTGCGTAAGCAACCGTATTGTTTAAATAATGGCAGTTAAAAGCTTGTAAAACTTCGTTTAAAGGGTATTCAACAAGATTTTTGCATCTGCTGTCTAATTCGCAAGTATAAATAGGCTTATCATCGTTTAGTAAAACATCTGTCATACCGCTTGTTTGCCCACCTGCGTCATCTGAGTCTAAAAACCTACTAACTGGGTCCATCATAAAGGTTCGATCATGAAATATTACAGATCCAACTGCATTAATAGCCCATACTTCGTCAAAATGTGCTCCATGAGATTTAGCTAAATTGTAGTCATGCCAACTTTTTCCAAGCCCAACAATAGCCACACTTTTGCCTTTCAATTTTTTGATTGGTTTCATATCTTCTCCTTTTAAAACTTTAAGTAATTTGCGTTCTTAGCGAATCATATCTGTATTCGTCTTTTCTTCCCCTGGCTTCTGCTAGATTTTTTAATCGAGAGACCTCTTGATTAAATCTAGTTTCGTATAAAGTAATTAACTCTGGTTCTCCTTTCATAAAGGTATAAGCTTCAACTAAACTGCCGTAAATTAAAGCATTTCTTGCATTATCAGATAGCCANGTGCCTGTTGTTTGCGATGTAAGACTTGTTGGCTCGTACAAATAATGTAATTCAACTGTNTAATCCGCATCTGGAACAGGAGACACTATTAAAGTAGATCCGTTGTTTGCTGCAGTAGAAAGTTCTTTATCAAAATCTGCATAATACAAAGGCCTACCTCTTTCTGAAGTAGCTACTGCATCATTAGAATATTCACGCATAAAACTAGTATGTTTTTTATCTAAATAATGATAATCATTGTTGCTGTCAATAATAGCTAAAGAAAAACTCATTTTAAAATCAGATGGAGCTGTTAAATAAGTATTTCCAGTAGTTAAATTACCAGTTACATTTTTTCTAAAATAATCAAATTGAATTAACTCAAGAAGCCTATCTTCAGTTATTTGAATCATATCGTCTAACGTAGAAACAAATGTTGTTTCGTCGTTTTCAACGTAATTTTGAATAATTGTTTTTAATTCAGATAAAGTCATGTTGTTATTGTAACTGCTCCAACACTTGCTGTCATTTCACTTAATATAAAATTTTGACCAACAATTGAAGGATTCATATTATTGCCTTTAAAAATATTAGAATCTCTAACAAATACAAAACCTTCGCCTATTTCTAAATCGTTGCTAGGCCTTGGATCATATAAAGCTTCTGGATCTGAGGGAGCTCTATGAGGTTCTAATTGAGGGTGTTTTGGTTCAAAACATTCAGAACAAGTTTTTAAACCATTCCATTCTTTTTTAAGAGATAAGAGTTTGTATTCAAAACCACATCTATCACAAAGAGCAACGGCAAATTTAGCATTTGCGTAAGCCATTTTACAATCCTCTTAAATAAGGTCTGATTCTAAAAGAAGCTCTATCTTCGTCTTGAGACATAGCTCGTTGAAACTCTTCTTCATATGCTTGTTTTAATACGGCTGATCTTTCTGGTGATCGTTTCATTGAAATGTAATAAGCAAGTCCAGCAGCAAAACAAGGATAAAATCTAAACGGCATATCCATAGTATTAGTTGCTTTATCCGCATCATCCATTCTTACTATTTTATTAAATACTAATATGTCAGTAGAATTTTCTGGAGCGGGCCATATCTTAATTGCTGGGGTCGTTAATTTGTCAAGAAAAAATTGAGAAGGTCTAGATTTTGTTGTTTTATTAGGGATATTAATATATTCACTTCTACTTAAACGGGACATAGAAATATCTGTATCTACTGAATTAACAGTACGCCTAACAACCATATCTAATATGTCAATAACATTAGAATTTAAAGAATAGCTAGATGTTCCCTCTGTTAAAGCTTGAGTTGTTTGCTCTATTGTCCATTGATTCAAACCTCTATTAGCCCACTCAGCCAACATAATATTAATAGAACGCTTGGCTGTTTTTAGATCGTAACCAGTCCTAAGTTCTAAGCCACATCTTTCAAATGCTTCTTCTACGAACTCAGCTACGTTTGGCTCAAAATCTGTACTGCTTGATGTTGCCATAATTAATCCTCTGGAGCGTATAGATTGTTAAATGTTATATTTGGGTCCATATAGCTCTCATGTTGTTCTGCTGAATGCGTCCATTGAGAGGGCATAAAATCTGGAGCTCCCTCGCCCACACGCCACAAAGCAGGGTTTGTTGCTCTCACTCTATTATTTGGCAGAGCTACAAAACTGCCAGTATATTCACCAGCGTCTGTTAAATATAACACATGTGACTGCTTATGTTGAGCTGGATCATCTGCTATAGAATTCTCTGTATAGTCTACAGTAAATAGATACTTTCCTGTATAAAATTCTCCTCCTATTTTGCATAGCCAAGGAGATGAACTTACTCTGTCCATAACTACAACAGAATGCTCATGGCTAAGACAGTCCCAGGGTTGAGCTAAATGGTCTTCCATTGGAGTTGGCCATTCTTCTAATGGTATATCTGCTACTAAAGCTTGGATAGGCATTCTTGCCCACATAGCACCACCATGGACGTTTGGTGCGTCTTCTTCGTTATCAATTTCGCATCCAGTAAAAACTACCTGAAACGATAAAGACCTATCTGGAATAGTATTAACAGCTATAACCAAAGCATGTAAATACTCACCATGATAATTAGTGTGATTTGCTGTAAATTCTTTTCTTACCCAGCATTTGAACTGAGGTATGTTAGAAATTAAATATGACATAAGGGGTGTAAATTAAGATTTACCGCCTTTAGCCATATATTTTGTTCCCTTTGCTGCTCCGCCCTTAGACATGTATTTAGTTCCTTTTGCGGCACCGCCCTTGGACATATATTTTGTTCCTTTAGCTGCACCACCTTTAGACATGTATTTAGTTCCTTTTACAGAACCGCCCATTGCGTAGCCTTTAGTTCTTTTAAACATTATTTATCCTCTTTAGGAGATTGTAGTTACTTTTCTTCGGTTATTCATAACTTTACCACAGCCTTTAGCTATAAAACCACCATTACTTTTTTTTACTCTGCCGTCTTTCCAACTAATTCTTTTAGAGCTAGTTTTCTTTTTTGCTGCTGATGTACATTGAGCCTTTGTTGGCCTACAAGCAGGATAACTTTTTCTTTTCTCACCCTTCTTGCGTCCGCAAGGTTTACCTGTTTTACAGTCAATCCAGCCTTTGCCATCATTTCTGTCAAACCATTTTTTTAAACTATCGCTAGCCATTAGCTTAATTTAGTTTTTTTGCGTTTGCCTGGAAGCATGTTGTTAAAACCTCTAGCTTCAACAAAGGTCACTTCGCCGCCTTCAAATTTCTTTTGTCTGCTTTTGTTGCCCCAGTTTTTAGCGCCAACTTTACGGCACTTAACTAAAGCACCACTTGCATAAGCAGATGGCCAAACTTTGTATCTTGATTTTACTTTGCTGTAACAAGCATCTTTCTTAGTAGCCATTAGCATTTCCACCTACGTCTTGCTTGACGTATTCTTGAGTTAGGATCGTTTCTAGTTTTAGCAGAACTTTTCTTTAGCTGACCAAGAGATCTAGCGCAATAAGACTTACGTCTTTTAGCCGCTTTACTTCCCTTTTTAACCTTGCCTGTTACTGCAGTTTTAAGTTTAGATCCTGGGTTAGCTTTGCGATAAGCAGCTACACCTTTTTTGGTCATACCAGCACCAGACGTAGTAGACCTATAGTTGGCCCCTTTGCCTTTGGTAGTTTTACGTATAGGCTTTGCTTTTTTTCGTTCTGCCATAATATTAAATATAGTAGCACTGTAAAAGTGCTACTACAAAAATTTAAGCAGCGTAGTTTTTAATAAGAGTTAACACTATTACATACGAATCGCCACTTGAGTGACCAGTCGTAGTTAGTTTTATATCACCTGTTTTTCC